GTTGGATAATCTGCTCAATCTGTTCGTCAGTAAAGTTTTTCAAGATATTATTATCGCCCAATCGTTTACGTAATAAGGCTATTGAAGTTAATCGTTGTTCTTCACCTGTGCCAACAACTTTCTCGGCAAATGTTACTGCTCCAATTGCGAAGTCCAATGCCATTGTTAGGTTTTGTGACTTAGACTTAGTTTTCATAAGCCGTAGTTCTTTCTCTAACCACACAAGACCACCAAATGCACCAATGACACTCACAGCTACTAATACAATATTTAAAATGTTATTCATTTGTTACCTCATCAGTTAGTTTATCAACTGCACCATCAATCAATGACTTAGCCTTGGCGATTGCTTTAACTCGGAAGTCATCAACGGTCGATTGTAGTGAGATGCCGTCTTCATCAGCAGTTAATGTAACATTTCCACTGAAATAGTTAGTGCCGTAAACATCTTGATACATAACAGAGACGGAAACAGTATCTAGTTGTAAGCCATTTGCTCCACTCTTTAATGTAGAGTTTGTTTGTTGTGTAATAATATTTAATGCCATAATTTATTCTCCTTTAAACTTGTGCGATATAATGAACGTTAACATAAGCCGTTGCGTTACCTGAAGCGAACCCCATACTATTAAACGTAACAGACCCATCAACACCAATTGTCATATATCCCCCGGCTGTTGTTCCAGTGGTATTTTGACCTGTGATTGGGGCTTGTAGTTGCGTTCTTGGGTAATAACCGGCTGGCAGGGTAACTGTAGCACCCTTAGTTAAGACCAAATCCATAGAGGTTATAGACACCATTCCCGATTGCTTACTAACTTTCAACGAACCAGAAACATAACCAGTGATTGAGACACTTGGTATCGTTGCGTAATTCATAACAGAACCAGCGATAGATACATTACCAGTAAATGACTTATTACCTGACGCCGTTTGGTCTCCTGTCAACTTAACAACCTCAGTATCATTTAAAAGTTTAACCCAACCAGAAATAACACCATTCAAAACACTTGAATAATAAAAGCCGTTATTACCTGTTGGTCGAATAATAAGGGTACCAGACTTTGAGTCCATTGAGATAACCTCTATTGTAGAATTGGAACCAGTCGTGGGACCGTTTGCTATAACTTGCAACTGAGTATAGTATTTCCCATCATAAGCAGTCATATTGTTAGCAACTGCGTTCCAATCGGTAAACGTAGCCCTAGAAATGAAACTATTTGATACACCAGTTTCTAAATTATTAAGTTTGTCAGCTGTGATTATATCATCAGTGACCCATGTATTCTTAGTATACGCCATAAAAAATAAATTCCTCCTATTTCCTTAGTGGTTTTATTATAGCATAAAAAAAAGACCGTTACAAGTCTCATTCTAAATGTTGTTTTTTAATCTGATAATATTCATATGTAAAAGTCATATTACCACTTGAATTAACCGTGATGGTTTCACGGCTCCGACCCTTAGGAAACTTTGCAGTAGTGAACATATTTCTAGTTGGTGCTATCATTTCAATAAGTACACGGTCTACGAAGAACTCTAACCATAAGTCACCCACAACTGTTCGCCTAAATGTAAACTCTCTATCTTTGCTAAATTCTCCGTTATTGGTAAAACTAGAGCTATAACGATGAACTTTACAAATATTAGTGTCTAGGTTGAAACTAAACGTAGTATCATATTCGTTACCTGTGAAAATTACATCAAATGTGCCTTTATAAGTATCTGAGTTAGGAAACTTTAACTTCAAATAAAAACTATCACCCTTAACGAATGGCAAATTAATGTTGGTATTTGCATTATATCCCACAGTTGGGTTGTCTAAATAATCAAACACACCAATCACATCACTTTTTAAGTCATATGAACCATTTTCATATGCAAGCTTAAGCGTTCGAGTCGACGTAGCACCAACACCACCACGAGTTTCACGAGGCACACTTCCAACATAACCCCAATTACCTGCCCAGCCCAAACATAGCAAATGGTCGTTAACATCAATAGCCGTTGTGTCGGCGAATGGTTTTGCAGCGTAGAACTCTGTACCAAAGTCAACCCTGATACTCTCTTGCTCAGGAACAAAAACATAATTACTATCTAAATATCCGACTGAAGCATATGTTCCTGTTCCCCAACGGTCTTCAGCACCACCGTAAATTAATACCCACTTCTTATTATTTTTGTCTCCGTTCACATTTAACTCAAACAGGTTAGGACACTCTAATAGGGGGTGGGGTGCACTATATGAACCTTTAAAAGTATATGAACCATTTAATGTTTTAGACGTATATACTCCGAACTTATTATTTTCAGCATGATACACGATAAAATTACCGTCTTTTCTGAAAATGTAAGGGTCTCTAAAGTCTTCTTGTCCCACTGGGTGTGTCATAACCGGCGTATCTTGAAAGGCTTTAAAGTTATAACCTCCGTCAACCGAAACGTAAATCATAGTGTTTTGTCCCTTATCACCACCATAAGCCGTTGCCAGTGCAAAAATTGCTGTATTCCCCAAACCCATTACGTTGTCCAAATCTTCCCAAATTGTACCACTGGCAATATCCCCATAATCAGTCTTGTACTTATGGATAGCAACGCCCTCATCTTTAAACTTAACCCAATCTGTTGTAGTAACATGATACCACTCGGAACCGTTACCACCCCAACCGAAGTCAGCGTTATACAAGTAATATATATGCCACACACCAGCTCTATAGAAACCACTCTGTATGTCATTCATAAACGACCCCATTGGGTTATTTAGATGAAAGTTATTAGCATACTTATCAATTCTAGGATTAATCAACTCTGAATATTTAGCATTTTCAATATCAACCCCTATTTGGTTTAAATCTGTCGCTGTTATTAAATCTCCATCTTTCCAATATTTCATATAAATCCTCCTTTGTTAGTCGTTTATCAATTATACTATAAAAAAAAGCTATGGCAAGTCTTAATGTTTCTTGGGTAGTTCATTAAATAACCCCTTTTAACTTTAAACTCTTTAGTGTTGTGATTGTCATGTGCAAAATATCTGTTTGAGTAAACTTTTTGATATTTATACGCCGGTTCAATTGGATAATAATATCTGAAGCGTTGAGTTTATCAGGTTGTGTCTCGGCTTGTGTGATAATCTCTTCCTCAATAATATCCAACATAACTTGACGGCGTTTTTCTAGGTTTTTAAGTTCAAAATAGTGTACTAATTCAACCAATACGTTACTTGATAATATGATTAAGAGTGCTAGTATCATGCCCCCAAAAATTGTTGTTAGTGCGTTAATAATTCCCATGTTATATCTCCTTTATTTTAAACAGTGGTTCACATAACAATTTGCTAGCCCACCATTCTTTTGCTTGTATCTCGTTGTCAAATATTATAGCACGGCTCATTTTATTTGTAAACCCATCGCTATAATTACCAGTTGCATAATCAGCCGTGAGATATTTACCCTCAATATCAGACCAGATTATATAGTTTGTGTAGTTCATCACATTTACCTAACTATCTTGTACTTACCAAAAAGCTTATCATAGCTAATCCCATAACCCAACTCGTCTAGGTAGTCCACATAATGCTGACTTTCCAATAAACTGAATACAACATTAGGCACATCTTCATCTTTATAATCAAATACGGTATACATCTTACCAGTATCAACAGCTAACTTAATACGACCTTCAATATAAAAGTGTGCGACCTTTTCATCGGCTGATAGTGACTTATAGAAATTATCAGTGCTTTGTTCTCGTGCTTGTTTTGCGTTAATCATTGCTCACTTCCTCACATAAATAATCTTCTGCTGTAATCATAGGTATACCGATTGTCATCTTATCACCGTCCCACATTCTCATATAATGATTAGTGAGCGTTGTACTAACATAAATATAATCGGCCGTGTCTTCTGGTAACTGCCACCAATTACTAAAACCCGAACGTTTCAATTTAGATATCACGGCTTGTTCGTTTTCTGCTGTTATCCCTGTTATAAAATATCTATCTTCAGTCATTAATAAAGTCCTTTCACACCAATCTCACCATCTTCGTCTAATCTATTATTCACGTTAATATCATAACTTACACTACCGAATGGGTCAAAACTCCACACTCTTGCCTCTGGTGGTAATGTTTCTAGTTTCTCAATCAGTTCTTTTACTTTCATCAATCAACCTCCTTAATATGAACAACCTGTAAATAGG